GACGTAGACCCGAACGTACTCTTCACTCCTACCCTGAATATCATAGTACCCCTCCGGTAAGTTCTCGATATTCTCTGCCTGAGGCCCCCGCCCCGAGGGCTGCTTGAACACATCCCAGCCGTTGTCATTAGCACTGACCCCATCGTCCGGACTAAGGTGCTCCATCTGATAGTACCACCAGGTATCCTGCGTTGGAGGGTTAGTATCCCCCCACATCCCAAACCAGGATGGGCCAACGTCACGCTTAGATGGAAAGCGCCCTACCCGCTTGGACATGGCATCGATAATCTCAGGCCGCATGTCACGGCACTCGTTGAACCATGCGAACGTCAGCTCAAGGGAGTTAAGGTTAGCCACGTCGTCGGCATCGTCCAGAGCCCTGAACATCACTTCGCACTCGACATCTCCGACCTTGAAGAGATACGTCTTGGTTGTGCGCATGTACGTCCCGCACACCCCCTCGGGGAACCAATCCAGCCAAGTCTTGATGGTGGTGTCAGCCAACTGCCTGGCCGTCTCGCGCACCACAGCACAACGTGTTTTGCGTATACCCTGCTTGTTGGGGAGCTGGGCACTAGCCCTACGCACCACCTCAAAGCAACTAGTCACGGACTTGCTAGACCCGACAGGCCCCATGAGGACCCGCATCTTCGCGTCACTCACCATGAACTTCTGACAAGTAGGCGTCGGTGTAAAGTCTATCTCGTGGGCCACTAGTGATACATCCCCTCATCCATACTATCGAGAAGCAGCACGACAGTCTGCATAGGCAGGCCAATGCTCTTGCGCGGCCTGATGAGGGTAATACGGAAGTTAACCTCCAGCTCAGTCAGGCCACGGGTGAAGGCACCTGCCTCGACGACACTAGCGAAGACCTTCGCAGGCCACCCATCATGATAGGTGTCGAACTCAGTCAACATGCTGGATAATCTTTGGGGACGGTCCCGCTGCAACTGGTTCTCCTAGGTTAATCGTTATGCTGACACCTGTTGCACTGTCGGTGGCTATATCCCCCTTGGGCTCCAGCCCGCCCCACTTGACCGTGCTCTTGATGAGATCGGCCTTGACCGCCGCACTGACATCCGGACTGTGGATGAGCGTCCAGCTAGTGGTGAGCAGCTCCTCGGCCTGAGCACGCGCCTTGAGCCGGAAGGTCATACCCTTCTCGCGGACCTCCCCGCGCAGGAACCCCACCTTCTTAAGAAATACCGAGTCGGAGTTGAAACGCCCCAGGTCGTCCGCGGTCAGCTCGTGACGGGCAAGCACCTCATCGAGGGAATCCCCCGAGTGCTCAAGGACAAGCGCGATGTCCATGGCCAGGCGATCAGACCAGCTGTAGTGCTTGGCGGGTAAGAGGCTCATGGCTACGCAGCCTGGACTAAGTTATCACGCGTGTCAAGCGGGGGGCCGAAGCCCCCCACTCAACTGGTACAGGCGTATCAAGTATTAGGTAGTGAGCGTGATCGCGCCAGACGCGGTGGCTTGCCCCGAGACGTACCAATTAGTTCCGTCATTGTACACCTCACACCAATCACCGGGGAGCATTGTGTCGGCCACAAAATTGATGCTGCCCTCGACAGTTCCCGCAACCAAAACACCAGCCACGGTAACAGATCCGAAGATGGTGTTGTCATCGTTCGAGCAAACAATGGTGTGGTTGCCGCCCGTAACCTGTGTCGCACCAGCATAGAACCGATAGCGCAAGCCAGCTGCCTTGGCCGGTAAGGTTGATACGAATGCGGTCGCGCTATTGAGAACGAAAGTCCGCCCGCTTTCAGCCGCCGTGATTACGTTAGTCGTCGTAACCACTTCTACTGTGTCGAGGGAGGTTACTACCTCTCCATCGGTCTTGAGAGTCTCAACTACATCGAGTGTAACAATTTCTGCGTTTGTCGCATTAGCGCCCATGACGGGTACTCCTATAGGGTAAGAGGGTTTTGCAAAACCATGTGAAGTCTACGCAGATGGGGAGTGCATCGTCAAGTGGGAAATAAAACCAGGCGATGGCGTGGGGGCGCACTTTGGCCTGCCCGTTTCCTAACTATGCATATTAGAAAAAGGTAAGGTAAAACTATACAGCTTGGTTTTTTGGGTCTTGCTATGAGAGGTTTGGTCCTATAGGGGGGCGGTCGCGCCACGCAGTCCAGGTGCCCCCCCTCAAAGCGTTGGTGAGCGCGGCACACAAGGGAAAATATAAAGCAAGGCAAGGCAAGGCGCGAGAATAACTATGCTCAGAAAACGGCTTGTTTCCGCGATACTTTGCGACTATTGACAAACTATGCACAAAATGCTCTAATGGGTTTGTCGATACAGACACAAAAGACACTTACCACGCACCGGGCACACACGGCATCCGGCAAGAGCCAAGCTTCTAGGCCAGAGGGTAGGGTTCTGTATCGGGGTCACGAACCCCAAAGGCCGGACCGTCCGGTTCGGTCGGGGTATCTAGAAGGAGCATTCATTATGAATGTATTGTCTGTACTACCATTGGCACTCAACACGCCAACAAAGCCCACGGCTGCCGAACTCAAGCAAGGCAAGCCTGACCACTCGGATAAAATCTTCGTCAACAAGGCGGCTCAGATCGATGAGTTCGTAAAGAATGACGAAGCGGGCATGAAAGTTCTCGGTGAGACCATCCTCGCGTCGTTGGATGAGCTGGCCGGCCGAACCTTCTACCTGATCGGTAAGGGTCAAACGAACCCCGAGACGGTTGCGAACGGCATGATCGCCGGCAAGGTGTACGCGTACCAGTACCATAACGATAAGTACGACGACCCCTCTTGGAAGATTTCACTCGGCTTCGTCGCCGACGTGAAGCGCAAGAATGCCGGTTACAAGTCCAACGCTGGCGATAAGGCCCCGAAGAGGGTCACGACGCTTAAGCGGGCTAAAAGAGGCCTGATCTCTTAGACACCTTCTAGACTACTGGACCCCAGGGCAACATCCCTGGGGTCTACCCCTCTTACTAAGGAGCCGATATGCTTAAAGCTAAATACGTAGTTACCCTCCTTCCGCCTCCCGAAGGGCGGGGTAGAATGACGTGGCGGAACCGCCAACAGTGGCGGTTCACCAGCATTGTGCCGGCCAAGCGTAAGATGGTCGACCTTCAACTGCGGGGATGGACGACGTCCATCCAGCTCCGCAGGCTGGCCTAACTTCCGGGGGCGGCATTGTGCCGCCCCCGCTATTTTGGGGAGATACGCTATGGACGACCTAATTACTGGCGGCGTCGACGCCGACGCCGACGACGTTCTACTCGACCTGCTAGCCAGTGACTCAGTAGACCCAACTACCAAGTACACCCGCGCCGAACCCATCCGCCCTCACTGGGCGTGCCGTGGGAACGGTATATGGACGTCGATCACTGATGATCTTAAGATGTTCTCCCACTACAAATATACGGGGGGATAGCAGAAGGAAGAAGGCCTCGCAGACAAAGCGGGGTCTCTCCCCCTTTTTTCTTTGTTAATAACAAGAACCATACATCGGGAGGTCATAGCGCGAGATATATAGGATCGTAGTACATAGGTCGTAGTATAGATAGGTGATAGAATACTTAAGGTTATTGCACATATACTCTAGAACTAGTTACACTACATAACTATACATTCACCGAGTTAAATACTAAGTACTTGATATCACTGATTAAAATAGGTAACTATACATTATATTAACCAGAGGAAAATGAGTTTTGGTTAATGGTACTATACACCACAACCATGGGAAACCATTGTAACCATTGATTATATATATATAACTATACAGTATAATAGATAGATTAGTCGAATTAGTCGGTAAAAATACATATACCGCGCTACACTTTTTGTTTTTCGTTACATTATCGTATCGAGATTATATTTTGTGGGCGTTGTATATTTAAAATACCGACTAATTTGACTATTAATTTGTATAGTTCTATATACCCCTTTAACTACAACAAGTTACAGCATTTTACATTAACCAAAATAAAACTGGCAACCGACTAATTGCGCTATTACTACGCCTTGGTTATTGCATAGTTTACTCTGCTGCATAATTACTGGCCCCAAACTTGACAAATTTGGCCGGATGTGCCACGATGGCGGCTCGGCGAAGGACCAAAGATTACAGGTCATATATAGAAAGGAAGACATAACTA